AAACTAATAAAAGATTCCAAGACTTATGCCAATAAGTCTTTTTTATTACCCTGATTTACATTCTTAATTATTATGGAACTGACCAAATTACAACAAGAAGCATTAGATGTTCTGGAACTAATTGAGAATGTAGTAGAGGAACATTGTGATACTAATTGTATATCAGGAGAGAAAGTTTGGACATTTATATATGCACTAGCAGAGGAAAAGTTAGAAGATTTCCCTATTGATTGTGAGGACTAATTATGAACAATTATGAGAAGTTTCAAGAATGGTTAAACAAATGTCCAGTAGAAATTATTAACTACTTAGACTATACTGACCAGTTCGAAGTAACATTTAGTGTCCCTATTGAGGAGGAAAATTAACAATGAATTACATACATGATTGGTCACAAAGTTACATGAAAGAATACAGATTAACATTTGAAGAACATCATTTAAATAATGAATGGTTTAATAATATGTTAGCAAGATTAACTGATAATGGTAAACTTTATGTCCCACTAATTAACAAATCATTTAACAAACTAGGAGAGGAAACTAACAATGATTGATTTAAATCAGAGACAAAGAGAAGATTTAACAGAGCAATTTGTTGAGTTAGTTGTTGATAATATGTCAGAAAAAGACCTTGTTAGATATGCACAAGAGCAACTAATTGATGCTCTTAATCAATACTCAATAGATGAATTAAAGGAAGATGTTGATAACTTTGATGAGGACTTATTTGATGAGTTAGTTGATAACGTAACTAATGAAGTTTTCATAGATGTTAACAACAATGGAGGTAAATTCTAATGACTAAGTTATTAAACAGTTACACATTTGAAGCAAAGAAAATTGTATATTATTCAGTAACAGTTGGTGCAGATAATAAGACTGAAGCAAAGAGGATTGCAAAAGATTTTGAACATTGCCAACATTATGAAGAGGTTGAAAGATGTGAAGGATATGAATATAAGGTAGGTAAACTATTAGATTGGACGGAGGATTAATGAACTATTCAACACCCTATGACATTGGAATTGGTGATGATGTGAGATATAAGGGCAAAGATTATCTTGTCTTTATTAACTACATCAAAGGTGAAACTGATGCAAAAGGTTACACACCTAACGCAAATCGTACTATCTTAATTGATAATAACGATACAGAGATTACTTGTCTTGATTATACCCAACTTGAGGTAATTGAACAAATTACAGATCATGGGAGGTTAATTTAATCATGTCAAAACATAAAGTTGCTAAACAGATTAAGAGACTAATGACAACAAATGGATTCAAGATCATTAGACAAACTAATCACTACGTTTGGCAAAATGCAGAGGGTTTAATTATTACTACTTGTAAAACTCCTAGTGATAACTATGCCTATGCACAGAGTAAGCGTCAATTAAGGAGATTATTATCATGCTAATTGACTTAAATAAAGAAGAGATTAAGTATCTCGTGAATATACTTAATCTCAATAATGCGGAGTTAATGAATAAAGAGGAGACACAATTCTCCTCTAATCTTTATCTTAAATTTCGTAATCTATCCACTGTTTGTACTTGTAAGGAGGCTAATTCATGAAATGGGATGTTAAACTATTTGTTGCTGGTAGTATGTTTACAGAGCAAGTTCATGCAGTAAGTATGCAAGATGCTCGTGAAACTGCACTCGCTAGAAATCCTAAAGCAACCGTAGTCTCTGTTACAGTATCATTCAAGTGACCAGATTATGAAGTGTCACTAACCCTATTGACTAAAATGTTGATAGGGTTTATTATATTATTGTTCGCAAAATGCCATGACTAAATTACGTCCTCATCAGGAAAGAGTTATTGATAGTTTACGGAACAATTCCAGAGGGCAAGTTATAGTTCCTACTGGTGGTGGTAAAACTCTATGTATGATTAAGGACGCACAATCACAGTTTAATAGTTGTGATTGGGATGTAATCCTTAAAGATCCTGATAGAAAGACCATCGTAATTGTAGCCCCTCGTATTCTATTAGCACAGCAACTTTCCGAAGATTTTTTACAATTTCTAAACGTACATCCAATGCTTCAGTATAAAGTATTGCATGTACATAGTGGTGAAACACATCACTTTTCAAGCACTAATCCTGACACTATATGTGATTGGGCAACCTTTAATTACAGGTACAATAAGTTAATCTTTACCACGTATCATTCTCTTCATAAGATACAAGAGTCAAAGATTGCCATTGATACTTTATACTTTGATGAAGCACATAATAGCGTTCAGAAGAACTTTCAGCCCCCTGCTAAGTATTACTCAACCAAGACAAATAGCAGGTGCTTCTTTTTCACTGCCACTCCTAAACATTGCTTGTCCGATGATAAGATAGGCATGGAAACTGAGGAGGTTTATGGTAAAGTATTATGTGATATTCCTGCTCCTGAGTTAGTACAACAGGGACACATATTACCACCTAAAGTTGTTATCAAGAAGATACAAAGGGAAGACGATAGTAGACTCAAATGTGAGCATGATTGCGATAACTTGTTATCAACAATCGATGAGCAATCTATGGACAAGATATTAATTTGTGCAAGATCTACTGCACAAATTGTATCACTCACATCACAGACTAGGTTCTGTTCAGAGTTAGAAATGAGAGGCTATTCTTGGATGTATATAACATCGAAGACTGGTGCAATCGTCGATGGTAAGAAGATCGACAGGGAAGAGTTCTTCACTACATTAAACAAATGGGGTAAAGATTCAACCAAGAAGTTTATAGTTTTGCACCACAGTATTCTCTCTGAAGGTATCAACGTATCAGGATTAGAGGCAGCATTGTTCTTACGTAACATGGATTATATCACTATTAGTCAAACAATAGGACGTGTAATCCGTAAGGGTAATGTAAACAAACAGTTTGGATTAGTAGTGATACCAGCATGGGATAGAGTTGGTATTAGTACCTCTAAAAAAGTAGAGGCAGTTGTTGATACTATCTTCAATAAGGGGCAAGCAGCAGTATCAGTGGTCAGATCATAAACTGTCCACTATATCCCCCAAACTGCTCAAAATGCCTTATAATAAGAATATGAACAAAACAAACACAAAAACTGAATATCAAACCGTCCGTAATTTCTTCACTGATTCTCAATGGGATGTCATAGATATGGCACTAAATGAGTTTCAAGACCATGATGATTATCAAGAGATTCTTGATACTATCGGTGGCAAATTACAGAATGTATTTGATAACTCAGTCGATCAATCTGACATCATGAGCGAGGGTGCTTAATCATGTCATGTATAAACAACGAGGCATTACTTGAAACTTTGTTTGAAGAAGTTCTTGCAGAATATCCTCAATTTGATGAGGAACAATGCGAGTCTATTGCTAAAGCAAGGTTCGAGGATTACTCAAACTAATTGATAACAATGTGGAATGACTATGCCACTAAAAAGACAGTCACTCAGTCCAATTTCTTTTCTTATTATGTCATTAGACAGCACACAGTTTGTATCATCTAACTTCGCAGAATTTCTGCTTGATAATGCAAACAATGGGAATGAAATCCTTGCTGTATTAGATGATATTGTAGAGGTGCAAACAGCCCTCTAAAGTATCATTAACTGTGATGGGGTTAAATGTTAATTACACTGGTAAACAGTTAGCATACATTTAACCCCATTTTATTCATTCATTAACTATCATTATGTCAGAAGACATTCTTGAACAACTTAATAAACAAGAGGCACAAATCTTTGATCTTCCAGAGATGCAAGATCAGAAAGATTTCGACCTTAATTCTTACTTAAACTCTGATATTGATTACTAATGAACAACAATGATTATGCACCAGATGTTAATTATGGGAATCGATTTCCTGATGATTGGTATCTAATGGATGATAAAAAAGAGGTTTTAATTAACACTTACCAGACTCAATCTGATTATGCTAAGTGTTACAAACCCCATCGTACTTTGCACAATTATTGATACTATGGTCTATGTAATTAGCCTCCTAATGGTTATCGTAGTGTGTGCGTTTGTATATTACCTCGGTTTATATAATCCACACTAGAAGGCCAGCCAGTTCACAAAGTGTCCACTATTTCACCAATAGTGGGCATTTTTTGCTATTATAAAGAAGTGGAGGGGCGTAGATCAATGATTCGCTCTTATTCTTATAAGACCCTTCCACACTTTAAACTAAATGAGGTTTTATGTCCACATTATCTGAAAGAGTTCTGGACTGGACACAAACCTATTGTGATTCATTAACAGAAAACTACAAACAACATTCAGTAAGGATGCACACTAATTATACATCT